CAACGTTACAACAAGCGATCCGACAAAACCTTTATATAATTTCACTAACAGTGTGGGAGGTTCAAATTTAGTCATAACACAAGGAGGCAATATTGGTATCGGAACTCTTACTCCTGATGCACTTTTAAATATAGAAAGTCCTAATGTTGATACAGCTAGAATTAGATTGGGATGCACAAGGGATGGAACGTGGGCTATAGGAAACACTATAGGCTCACTAGACTTTTTCTCAGCAGATACTAACACACCAGGAGCAGTGCTTAGAGGTTCTGTGTCCATGAAAGCAGAGACTACAACTGGTTCTGATATGGGTATGGCATTTGCTACTTACAACAATACCGAGCGCATGAGAATTGCAGCTTCAGGTAATGTTGGTATAGGATCAAACTCCCCGCAAGCTAAACTTACTTTAAGAGGTAACACTAATAACTACGCCCAAGCACCTGTAATTAGATTTGATTCAACAGCTACGAATGCTAATGTTAGAAACTGGGGTATTGGTCCCGCGGATTCTAATTTTGGTAATTTTCATATTTATAAGAGTGGAGCAATAGGCAACAACCCTATAACTAACGCTGGGGCGGAAACTTTCACTATTGATTACCTAGGCAGCGTTGGTATTGGGAACATAAATCCTGGAGATTACAGCAGTGATGCTAATAATCTAGTTGTAGGCTCTTTGAGTGGAGATAATGGTATAACAATATTATCTGGATCAAACAGTAAATTTGGTAGTGTATATTTTGCTGATGCCGCAACTAATAATAAAGTTTATTCAGGATATATAAGGTATCAACATGATCAATCTGATATGACCTTTGGTACTAATGAAGTTGAAAGAATGCGTATAACAGTTGACGGAGATATTAAGTTTTCGGGGAATAGTCATACTCCTTACATTCAACTTGTTAATAGTGGTAGAACTGCAGCAAGTCCTGGTTATACTTTTAATAACGACGTAAATACAGGAATGTTCCAACCTTCTGGAAGTGCTGATACTATTGCTTTTTCAACTGCTGGCACAGAAAGAATGCGTATAACATCTGCGGGTAGCATCCAACTTAACGCTTATGGTGCTGGTACATTGGTTTCAGATGCTAATGGTAATATTACAGCATCAGGTAGTGGTGGTGGCGGAGGAGTATTAACAAAAAAACTATTTGCATCTTTATCTTCAGCTACGACTTCTTTCGCGTTAACCTCTGGTATAAACCCTGCAGACATAAACTATGTAAATATATTTATAGATGGTGTTTATCAAAATTCAGGTAGCTATTCAATAGCACAAGCAGGAGCCATTACAACAGTAACTTTATCCGTTGCAGCACCTGTAGGAACGAGTGTAGAAATAGTATCAACAACATAATTATAATATGGCATTAACTAAAGTTTCAACTGGAGTAGTAGATATGAGTGGTAGCACTGGAGCTTTAGAAATAGCTAAAGGTGCTACAACTGCGGTCGCGGCACCACTTGGTACGCTTCGAGCTAACACAACCACCAATAAAATGGAAGTCTACGCTTCCACTGGCTGGAGAATTTTAAAAGAAGGTGGAGATGTTTTAACTGCTTTAACGGTTGACTACTTAGCAGTTGCTGGTGGTGGCGCTGGAGGAAATTCATATGGAGCTTCAGGTTCTGGTGGTGGTGCTGGAGAGTTTTTATATAAAACCGGGCAATCTTTAGCTGCTGGAGTGCAATATAATGTAACTATAGGGGCTGGAAGTATTTGCGCGGCAAGTCCAAACAGCCCGTCTCCAAATGGAGGTGATTCAACTTTTAATTCCGACACGACAAATGGCGGTGGTGGTGGTGTAAATGCAGAGGCAATTCCAAATCCAGGCATTAGCGGAGGTTCTGGAAGTGGGGGTTTGTTTAATGGCACTGGAGGATCTTCTTTAAAAACAGCAGGAGGATTAGGTAATAGTGGAGGAGCTGGTGGACCTGTAAGTGGTCGTTATACAGGTGGTGGTGGTGGTGGCGCTTCAACCGCAGGCGGCGCAGGCGCATCAACGTTAGCAGGAAATGGTGGTGATGGTGAAAGCAACAGCATTACAGGAACTGCGGTAATATACTCAGCTGGTGGAGGCGGTGGAAATTACGGGGTAAACCCAACAGCTCAAGGTGGTTCTAGTGGTATTGGAGGAAATGCATCTATTACCGGAGTTCCAGCAACTCCAACTAATTACGGTTGTGGTGGAGCCGGTGGGTCTTATAATGGTGCTCTAAGCATAGCATACCAAGGAGGAAATGCAAGTGACGGAGTTGTAATACTTAGATACCCTGATGCTTATCAAATAAATCTTACGGCTGGAGCTAGCCCTGCATTTAACAGTACTAATGCTGTCGTAGGCGCTGATACTATAGTGACAACAATAACCGCTGGCTCAGGAACAATAACATTTAGTTTAAAACCATAATATGGCAATAACAAAAGTAACGACACCTGTAACTGGTTTTGAATCAGCTGTAGATATAGGTTTAAAAATACCTGTAGGAACTAATTCTAATTTACCTACTGGATTAGAAGGTATGATTAGAAATGACACTGATGAAAACAGTGGTGGCAGTGGATCTACTACAGCTATAACGCATTACAATGGAAGTATTTGGAGATATTTTAGCTCTACGATTTCCACTACACCTTTAGAAAACTTTAATCCTGTTATTTGGAATGGTAATTCTACTACTGGAACAGATATTGATTGCGGATTTGCTCCAGATTTAGTTTGGATAAAGAAAAGAAGCGGAGGTGTTGCGAGGAACCATAGATTATTCGATACTATTAGAGGTGAAGGAGAGAGGATTTTCTCTGACCTTGCTAACGCGCAAAGCTCTAGTAGTGACGAGATGACCGCTTTTTTAGATGATGGTTTTACTTTAGGAAATAGTGACGCTACAAACGGAAGTACATCATCTGCAGAATATGTTGCTTGGTGTTTTAAAGCGGGCGGATTAACAAATAAAGCTGCCGATTTTAATGGAAGTAGTAGCAAGATAACTTTATCATCTTCTTTTACTAGCGCTTTAGATGTATCTACTAAAACTATTTCGACGTGGGTAAATGCAGACAATGTATCTAGCGGGTATGGTATGGCCTTCTCTATGAATGCCACATCTTTAAGTTACGGTAGGGTTATTTTTCAATTACAAAATTCAAATAAAGAACTTACTTTCCTTATAGGTAATTCCTCACCTTATATTACAACTACTTTAGTTCCAAACACTTGGTATCATATAGCTGTGTCATTAAATGGAAGTTCTTTTGAGTGTTTTGTAAACGGAACGTCAGTAGGTACTGGCACTAATAATAACTATGGCGATTCAAGTGGTGACACAACGATAGGAGCTTACAATGTTAGTGGTAATCCCTATAATTGGACTGGTAAAATAGGTCAAGTAAGATTTTTTAATAGCGCTCTATCGGCGTCTCAAGTAACTGAATTGTACAACGAAACAGCAGCGGATAACAGCGTTTTAAATTATCCAACTGGTGCTGGTTGTATTGCTGCTTATCCTTTAGGTGAAAATGCAAACGGCTTAGATGGTCTTTATAATGGAACTGCTTCAAACGTAACTTTTGGTAAACCTGGTTATTTAACTAGAAATAACAATGGAACAATTGAAAGTACTGTAAGCGTTAATGATACTATAGGGTTTAGTATTGTTAGTTACATTGGGGTTGGAGGAAGCCTCAAGACCATAGGGCATGGATTAGATGCGGCTCCTGAAATGATTATTGTAAAAAGTACTTCTAACAGCGATCAGTGGTGGGTGTGGCATAAAGATTTAACTAGTATAGACTACTATCTAATATTAAGCGGCATAAACCCGGAGACTTATTATGCAAATAATGAAGGTTTATTTGGTAGAACGTTACCAACTAGCACTGTGTTTAGTGTTGGATACGCCAGCGAAACCAACGGATCCGGAAGGCAATACATATCTTATTGCTTCACGTCTAAACCTGGGTTTAGTAAAGTAGGCAATTATACTGGTAATGGAGGTAATAATCCGGTAGATATTGGATTTGAACCTGCGTTTGTTATGATAAAAAATACTACATCAAATGCTTCTTGGGCTATGTTTGACAACAAAAGAACAACAGCTAACCCCTCAACTTCTGCTTTATTCGCTAATGAATCTGTTATGGAAGATGATCTTCAACTTTATTTCGAGTTCACATCTACAGGCTTTAAAAATTTACAATCAAGCACAACATTAAATGCCAATGGAAGTAAATACATATACTTAGCATTTGCAAAATAATAACGTAACATGGCAATAACAAAAATTACAACACCCGAGTTATTTAACTTACAGTCTAATAACACTGAAGGTACACGACTACCTGTCATGACAACAACACAAAGAAACGCTATGACTAGTATGTCTAATGGCGAATTAATATTTAACTCTACAACGGACTCTGTAGAATACTATGACACAGGCGTCCCTACTTGGTATAAGATAACCTCTGAAGCTGCGGTTGATATAGAATTAAGATCATTCTTAAACGCTAGCAATGCAGCTTCGTACGATGGATCACAAGGGACTGTATGGACGGATTTAACCACTAATTCAAACAATGGAACTTTAACAAATATGAACGCTTCTAATTGGAATTCAAGTGGTTACTTTGATTTCAACGGAAGTAATGAGTATGTAGTGATGGCATATCAATCAAGTTTGACTAATGTTAATTTTTCTAATAATTTTTCTTATTCTTTGTGGTTCAACGCAGATTCTTTTACTAATAACGCTCTACCAACTTTGTTTAGTGCTTTTGGAACACACTATACTTATACGGCATTAACAGCCGCAGGGAAGTTAAGAACAACTGTTTACTCAACTTCAGCCGTACAAGTAGACGAAATTAGCACAACTACACTGTCAACAGGCGTTTGGTATAATGCAACTATTACAAAATCTGATAGTAGTGGAGCAAATCCAGGACTTACTGTATATCTATATGGACCTAGCGGTTTGCTAGAAACTATGACAAAATCCTACGCAACTCAACCAAACTACGTAACAAATGCGTATACCGCTTGGGGTGCTTATAATAGTTCAACTTCTTGGAATTACTATTTTAATGGGCAAATGGCTCAAACAAGAATTTACAGTAAAGTTTTAACATCCGCAGAAGCAACAGCTATTTTTAATAAAGGTAAAGGCTTTTGATATAAAAACTGGAAATTTAACAAAAAACAAGTGATAATATAAAACATAGTTAATGGTTTACTAGCTATGATTAAACCAAAAGTGTAAACCAACCAATAAAACCAAAACCAATGACGTTTTTTTACCAGACTCAATCGTGGAATAGTCAACCGCAAGTAACCGAAGAAACCGTAGAACTATGGAAACATTTATCTGAAAAATCAAACTGGAGGATAGTGCAACTAGCAAACGGGTTTTATCAAACCGAACACCAAGATGTTAAAGAAAAAGACACTTGGCACGACGTTACCAGAAGAGAAACAATTGAAGGCGCTGAAAAAGCAATAGACTCTTCAGTTGAGCATTTTAAAAGAAAAACTGCTTTCTTAGACGGACCAAAAGTCGTTAAAACCTTTAAGTAAAAAGTAAATCTAATCTAATTTAATTAAATATGTCAGACTTAATAGTCAAGAACCTTAATTTTGGGCAAGAAGCTCAGGATAAAGTATTTGAAGGAATAAACAAACTCACAAAAGCCGTTAGCTCTACATTAGGCGCTAGCGGTAAATGTGTACTGCTAGAGGATGGTTCAGGTAATCCGCTAATCACTAAAGACGGTGTAACAGTTGCTGATAGCATAGTGCTATTAGATCCAGTAGAAAATATGGGTGCTACGCTTTTAAAAGAAGCAGCACGTAAAACGGTAAGAGAAGCTGGTGATGGTACAACTACCGCAACAGTTTTAGCTTATGCCGTACTAAAGGAAGCTCAGAGAGTTCAAGCTGATATAAGTTCTAGAGACTTAAAAAACGGTATCGAAAAAGCTACTGAAAAAGTAATAGCATACCTAGAAAAGAATAGTACTAGTGTTCAAGGTGACATGATTGATCAGATCGCCACTATATCTACTAATAATGATCCTTATTTAGGTAAAGTTATTGGTGATGCATTTAGAGCAGTAGGAGACACTGGTGTAGTCATGATGGAGCAGTCAGCTGAGGCTGATACAGTTGTTGAGATAGTTGATGGAGTTCAATACGATAAAGGTATGACTAATCAGCATTTCATTACTGATCACGTTAAGAAAACGGCAGAATTAAAAGATGCTGCAGTACTTCTTATTGAATCACCTGTAGAAAACGTAAGACAAATACAGTCTGTTTTAGAACATGTTATTAAAAATGACAAACCTTTATTAATTATTGCAGACGTGGAACCAGCAGTTGCTTCTACGCTCGCCATGAACAAGACTAAAGGTAATATAAAAGTAAACATTATTAACGCACCTACTTTTGGTATCAATAAAAGAGAAATACTAGATGATCTAGCTTTATTAACAGGAGCAACTGTTATTAATGAAGATCTTGGTGATGATATGGATTTAATTCAACCCGAGCTTCTAGGTAATTGTATTAGATCAGTTACAACTGAAAAAGATACTATTATACAGGTTCAGGATTCATCAGAAGAAGTATTAAAGATCATAGAGCAGATTAAAAAAGATTTATCAACTACACAAAACCCAGGAGCGGTAATACGCTTAGAAAGAAGATTAGCTAGATTATCAGCTAAGATTGCAGTGGTAAAGGTTGGTGCTAATTCTGATATAGAGTTAAAAGAAAAAACAGATAGAGTAGAAGATGCTATATGCGCTACTAAAGCTGCGATTAAAGAGGGTATTGTTCCAGGAGGCGGAATTGCACTATTAAATGCTTCACAAAACATAGTTGCTAAATCAACTGGGGAAGAAGTATTACTAGAAGCTGTTAGAGCGCCTTTTAAGACAATATTAGATAACGCTGGTATATTAGAATATGAATTACCAAAGAGTAAAGGTAGAGGTCTTAATGTGGTTACAGGTAATATGGTAAATATGATTAAGCAAGGAATTATAGATCCTCTATTAGTTACCAAAAGTGCACTTCGTAACGCAGCTTCCGTAGCTACTACAATATTATCAACTGATTGTGTAATCAATAATTTAAGAATTGATGAAAGCAATAGGTAACAACGTAGTGATTGTGCCTGTTAAAATAACAGGTGACAAAACTAAAGGTGGTTTGCTTTTAGTTAAAAAAGATAGAGAAGACATAAGATACGTTAAAGCTGTTATATATTCAGTAAGCGACGAGATTAGTGCTTTGAATAAAGGTGACGAGATCTATTACGATAGACATGCTGGTCATTCTATAGAATTTGATAAAGAACAATATACTGTTATTAAGATACAGGACATTGTTGTTGTTTTGTGAGAAAGTTAAATGCAGGTGACATTAGGGACTTAAACCTATTAAAGCATTATAGAGTAGTAAGAAAATGGGCGTGTAGAAATAACAATTTAAACGATGCTGATTTAGAACTACTTATATATTTTGACTGCATGGGATTTTTCACTAAACAAGATTTTAAAATCGGTACCTATGCTTACAGTTGGGACAATAGACGCTGGAACAAGTTAGTTAAAGATGGATGGGTTGTAGTTTTTAGAAATAGAAACAGAACTACTCAGAAATACAACATATACAAAGTTTCTTTAAAGTGTAAACAACTAATAGCAAGAATGTATCGTATTATGCTTGGAGATGAAGACATCCCAACTAGTTCAAGAAATAACATAATGTTAGGTAAAACTTACACAGATAAAGTTCTTATAACTGCAATTAAAAACGTAAACAACGACAAAAATAGATAATATGCAATCAAAGTCACCATTTAAAAAAGTAGATATATTTGACGGAAGAGCATCTTCTTATAGAAATCCATCTACAGTTATACAGCCAATAGTGGGTGCTATAGTAGGCAAGCAGATAGCTAAAACCGCTAGCGAATTAGGCACTAAAGCTATTACCACATCTATGAATAAAGATCAGAGAGCAGCTGAAGCTGCTGCTGGTGATTTAAAGCATCAACGAGCTATGGAGATTAAATGGGGTAAAGGTAATACTGGTCCAGCTAAAAAACCTGCAACGCATGCAGAAAATATGGCAAAATATAACTTAAAAAGCTATAAAGATACTAAAGTTGATGAATTCATGGATACTGATTATTCAACCCAGAAAAAAGAAGGAGGTGGTACAAATAATAGTAATAGTGGGAATAATCCGAAATTAGGTGATAATTTTTACCATTTATTTAAAGCTCAACAAGCAGAAGCCAGCGGGATTCAAGACAGAAAAAAAGGTTCAGTTAAACCTAATTTTCAATTTGAGGATTCACAAGGAAACTCACCTTTTTATCACAATGAAAGTGCTGTAGGTTCAATTGCTGGGGCACAACCTCAAAGTCAATCTGCTATGTCAATAGCTGGAAGCATGCTAGGAGGAAAATCAATGGCGGAAATAAAAGCTATAGGACAAAAACCAACTGATTCTGCACAAGGCGGTGGTGGTGTATTTGGAGCCGCAGCTCAAGCAGCTGGTGGATTAATGGATAAGTATGGATTAAGAGGAAAAGAAGCAACTCAAGAATCATTACCTCCACCAAATCAAGTTGCTGAATCTGGATCTTACGCAGGCACCGGAGAAAGAATGCTAGAAATGGATTCAAATCCTGTTGGCAATCAATCAATAGGAAGAGACACTGACGTAGCCTCACAATTATTTGGAAGCGGTCAAAGAGC